TGGATGCGCCCCGCTTGTCTGATGACGGTCAGCCGTTGAAATGTCCGGTAACGGAAGCCTTGTGGCGGACGATGCGGATTTTGAAAACCTTTGACTTGGACAGCCTGACGGCCCACGTCAATATGACACACCCTGTCAGCCGCAGTATGGCCAAGGTTTATGCTCAACACCTTGAAGCGGCGGGTTATCTGAAAAATACGGGCAACGCTCGGAAAAAATCGTTTGTCCTTTTGAAGAATACAGGGTCGAAAGCACCGCAGCTTCTGGCTGTCAGAGAGGTGTATGACCCAAATATAAACGAAATTGTATTAAGAGAGGTTCCTGATTATGAATGAAAAAGATTATATGAAAGAAGATTGGTACGCGGTTTTGAAGGAAGAGGTCGCGAAAGACGGACTGATGAAGACGGCGGCAAAACTCCGATACAGCGCGACAAGCATCAGTCTGATTTTGAACGGTAAATACAACGGCAAGCCAGACAAAGTTGCTGCGAAAGTGGCGGATGTATTTCGCAAGGTGATGTGTCCGTTTGAAGGTCGGCGGATGGAACGAGCCGAATGTATTGAAATCTCTCTCTCCCCCGCTCCGACGCATAACCCTATCAAAATGCAGCACTGGCGGGCGTGTCAAAAGTGTGAAATTAAGCCATGCGAGAAGCGTAAAAAGGTCGTCTGAAAACGTAATGCCTTGATACGGCTATATATTTTTTACCCTACGATTTTAATAAGTTATTGTTTTTAAAGGAAAACGCAAAATGCAAGTTTTGAAAAAAGTTGATTGGAAGATGTTTGTGGCGCGCTCTTTTTGGCGGTGGGTGCCGGTTGGTTTGACGGTCGGGGTGTGGTGTTTTGTGGGTGGAATGGCGTTGTATGGCTGCACCCAAGAAGAACCCGAACCGGTTGCGAAAGAGCCGACGAAGGTCGAGTCGATGGAAATACGAGCTGATTTGGAAGTTTTAAAAATGGAACGTGCCTACGAGGCAATCAGTGTGGAGCAAAAAATGGAAGGAATTGTATATGAATAAGGTTAGACGTAAACGGGGACTAAACCGAATCAAGAAATTGGCTTTGAAACGGGCAGTCGAGGAAATCCGCGCCAAATACGGCGAGCGGGCGATTATGAAGGGTTGGAAACCACAGGAGGTACAAAAATGATGGAAATTTGGATGATTTGGATGATTTTAGGGGCTGCGCTGGGCGCGGTGATCGGGATGTTTATCTACGCGGAGGGAATTTTGCTTGAAAACGAGCGTCTGCGCGGGATTTTGAGAGTGGAAGTCGCAGGACGGGAGGTATTGGAAGCGTGGATGGACGCGGCATACCGCAGCCGTAAAGGGGGGGGGAAATGTTAACCAAATTGAAACCCTGCCGCGTATGCAAACAAATGAAGCCTGAATCGGCGTTTGCGTGGACTTTGGACAAAAACGGGGTAAGGAAGCGAACCCAACGTTGCGCGAAATGTTGGGCGGAGCAGATGGAAAAGGAGGCTCGGGCGAATATGGAACGGCATCGAGAAGAACGCGGGACAAAGTTGGAATGGGGACGCCCTGCCGTCGCCCGCTCGGTTTGGGGCGACAGTTGGCCTGCCGCGCCCGCCATTATGGAGAACAAGCACTGGACGGCAACGGATACGCGCAAAGCGGATGCCGAATGGGCTTTGAAATTTAGGGAGCGTGTGAAATGAGCTTTAAAAGACGGAACAGCGATTGGCAGGCATGGGGACAACACCGCCGGCGAGCGACGAAGTTTATGGTGAAGCGAAACCGCGAACAGGCAATCGCGGAATATCAGGCGCAGTTTGAAGATCAGGACGGCAAAGGTCGTCTGAAAGAAGAAAAGGAAATGAAAAATGGATAAGCAGGCAGTTTTGGAAAAAATCAAAAAGTGTTTGGCTTTGAGTAAATCGGCAAATGAGCACGAGGCGGCGCAGGCAATGAAACAGGCTCAGGCACTGATGAAAAAGTATGAAGTTGATGCTGTTGATGTTGTCTTGTCGGAAGTCTCCGAGCGTGGCAGCGGTCGGAAGATGGCAGTTAAGCTGGCCGAATGGCAGTGGGCTGTCGCAAACATGATTTCCGAGGTGTTCGGGTGCAAATGTTATCAACAGGGAGATGCAATGGTTTTTTACGGTTTGGGTAACCGCGCCGAGATCGCTTCCTATGCTTTTGATGTGGTCTATCGACAGATTTCCGCCGCCCGCCGCGAATTTCTGAAAACCTGCCGAGCAAGAAAACCCTCAAACCGAACCTATCTTGCCGACCAGTTTTGTAACGGATGGATGATGGGGGCGTGGGGTGCCGTCAAAGCATTTGAGATGTCAGACGATGAAAAGGCGGTCATGGCTGACTATAAAAGAAAAAAACATCCACATATCGCCAAGGCGGTAGTTAGAGACGCCAAGTCGTCCAAACTGGACGGGAGTGCCGCGATGATTAATGCAATAGTCAAGGGGCATACGGCAGGGAAAAAAGTGCAACTGCACCACGCGATGAACGGCACGGAAGGCGTTAAACAAATTGGAGAGCGGAAATGAACGAAAAAGATTTAATCGAATGGCTCGAAGACCGTGGCGAGCTGATGGTCATGAAGAAGGACGGCGAGGGTTTTGTAATTGCCGCACGCGCGCCGGACGGGATTTGGAAAACGGCGGAAGCGGAAACTTTAGCTCGGGCGATAACTTTATGGGAGGAAGCGTGATGGACATTGAGCAATACAACCCTAAAAAGAGTCCGAAATATAGCAATTTTATTTATAGATTTTTGAAAAAGAACAAAAAAATTATACCGCATAGAGGAATGCCGGTTATCGAAAAGTTTGACACGTTGGGTATCTGGCGTATCGGATGGCATGACAGTGACGGATGGTTTACCGGTGCTCCCATCAGTTTTTTACCCAATGGCAAGGTAGAGATTTATGCATTTAAGCCAGGCGGACAAGTTGTCGAAAAAGTCGAATGGTGTGATTACAAACGTATTGGAGCCTGTGCTATTGACGGGTATGCGCATAAATGGCGTGAAGTTAATAAAAACAGTCGGTGCTGCGAATACTGCGGCCAATGGATACGACGGAAAGTTAAAACCGAGAAAGTTATTCGCCGCCGCGATATTTGGGAGATTGAATCATGATTTGCCGTTGTCCTAACTGCGGGGCGGCCAACAGCTTGGATAGTTTAGTCAGTGATGCTGAAGCAGCCGAAGTGCTGAAGATGTTGCTGGAGCTTGATGCTGATATCGGGAAAGCGGCGATACGGTATATCGGTTTATTCCGCCCTGCCAAATCCCAGCTCTCTTGGGCGCGTACCGCGAAACTGCTGAACGAGTTGCTACCGATGATTAAGGCGCAGGAGGCGGCACGTGACGGGGTTTGTTTTCCTGCCCCTACCGAGGCTTGGATTCATGGCTTTAGCGAGACGGTCAATGCACGCGACCAAGGCCGTCTGAAAACGCCGCTGAAGTCGCACGGATACTTATACGAAATCCTTGCGGGCTGGGTTAGCCAGCCAAGCGCAGGGAATCAGACAAACCAACCAAACCGCCGCGCCGCTCTGCCGGCCAACCCCAGCCAAACCCTTACCGCAGCCGCCTCGCTGCAAGGACTGAAAAAATGAAAGAACTGCCTACCCAACTGCATAACGCCATGATCGACGGCCTGACCATGCTTTTGACCCTGCGTCTGAGCGGTTCGCCGGCTGCCGATACTGTGGCCGCGACTGCGCAAACATGGAGCCGTGTGTTGGCGCACAGCCGGGCGTGGGACGAAGCGCGAGATGTATCGCGCTTTCAGACGGCCTTTATGGTGCTGGCGAATGAAATGAGCCGCTGGCCGAGTCCGAAAGACTTTTTAGACAAGCTGCCGCCACCGGCGGAGCCGTTGAAGCTGGAACACCATTACCACCCCACGGAAGAGGAAAAAGCGAAGGGAAAATCGGCTTTAAACCGCATTCAGGGCGTAATTAAAGAGGTGTTAAGAGGTAAGTCACTGATACCGTCTCCGGCTGAAACCGCCACCGAGCAGATTTTGAGAAACCGCGCAAAAGTTGAGGCACTTGCCAAGCGTGAACACGAACAAGGCTTGAGCAAGCCGAAATGTTAAACCCAACCCGAAAGGAAAAGAAAATGGCTAAACAACGTATCAAACAGGCGGCAATCGAAGCCGCACAAGACAAAACCGAGGTAACGGCGCATATCCGCACCATCGGCGACCTGAACCGCGAGATCAAACGCTTGGAAACCGAAGCGGGCGATAAAAAAGCGGTGATTGAAGAAGAATACGCCGCGCTTGCCGCGCCACTGAAAGCCGAATCGGAACGCCTGACCGCCGCCGTCGCCGCCTACTGTGAGGCACACAAAGACGATCTGACGGAGAACGGCAAGACCAAGACGGTGGATTTTGTGACGGGACTCGTCAAATGGCGTATCCGCCCGCCTAGCGTCAAGGTAACAGGCGTCGCCGCCGTCTTGGCTTGGATGTCTGAAAAAACAGCATATCAAAGCTTTATCCGCACCAAGCAGGAAATCGACAAAGACGCCATCCTGAATGAGCGCGATCAGTTTGCCAATGGCCAAGTGCCGGGTATTAAGATTGTGTCGGGACTTGAGGATTTTGTGATTGAGCCTACTGAGCAGGAGTTGATGTGATGGCGAAAATTGTTATTACGATACAAGACGAGATGCCAGTAAACGGCTTGCACGGCGTGACCATTAGTTATGACGGCGATTTGGAGCCGCAAGGCAAACTGACGATGGCGCAGATGACGGCTTATAACATCAAGAAATTGATGGATGCGGTTGAGTTTGAGACCGCAAAAAGGCTGAGTAAAGCAAACTGACCTACGGCGGGCATCAGTCCGCCATTTTTGAAAAGGATTTAGATATGTGGTTTAAACAAGTTACCCCATTCTGCTTGCCGGAATTGCCTGAAAAACGCTTTTTAGATGAATCTCTTGGAAATAGTTGGTTTACCGAACCACAGGGCTTGGACTGGTTTTCCGAGGGCTTCACCCACCCGACTGCGTTTACCGACCTTGCCGTGTTTGAAGCGCAAAAGACTATGCTTATCGCACTGAAGCGAGAAGAAAAAGTATTGCCGGCTGAAGCCATCAAGCATAAATTAGATCAAAAAGTTGCCAAAATCCAAACTTCCGAAGGCCGTAACGTCGGACGAAAAGAAAAAATGGAATTACGCCAAGCTATTATCGACGAGCTGCTGCCCAAAGCCCTTACAAAAAGCAGCCGCACAAATGGTCTGCTGGCTAAAGGTTGGTTGTGGACGGATACTGCCAACCGCCGCAAGGCGGAAAACCTGTTGACCAAGTTGCGCGAAGCCCTTGGCGGCTTGTCTGCTCAACATCCGTTTACCCGTCAATCGCTGGCATCATTGATGACCAATTGGCTGTTGCAGGGCGAAGCTCAGGGGCGGTTTGTGTTAGATAGTGATGTTACCCTGGTCGGTGTGGGCGATGTTGCTCCCAAAGTTAAAATCAGCCGCAAAGACCTTACCGCCGAAGATGTGGTACAACACGCCAAAAACGGCATGACTGTAACCGAACTTGGCTTGGTATGGGGTGGCCGCGTAGCATTTATCCTGACACAGGATTTAACGCTGAAACGCATACAATGGCTGGACGTTGTGCAGGAAGAAGCTGAAGGCAGTTGCGATAATGCGGAAAGTATGGCTTATGCCACACAACTACTGATGGAGGCTGCACTGAGTGCGATTCTTGGTGAGTTGGTGGATTTACTGGGAGGTTGGCAGGAATGATGGAGGATTGGGACGTTTAAAGCTGGATTAAAGGCCGTCTGAAATGGGGTTTGAAACCTGTTTCAGACGGCTTTTTTATGTCTGTCCGTTTCGCAAAAAAAAACAGTGGCTTACTACAACATATAGTATATTATCTGTATAATATGCGTTAATTAATCAATATATTGTGTTTTAGGGGTTTGAAATGCGCCGTGCGTTGATTGCGAAAATTAAAATCGCTCAAAAAGAGCTTGGTTTGGATGATGCGACGTATCGCGCGGTCTTGGAGCGTGTGACGGGTAAGCGGTCGTGTACTGAGTGCAGTATCCCTGAGCTGGAGCGCGTGGTCGAGGATTTGCGCCAACATGGGTTTGCGCCGAAAAAAACGGCGGGACAACGGCCGAACCGCCGCGAGTCTGCTGACCCGATGATGCGCAAAATCGAAGCCCTGCTGCTGGATAACGGCTGGTCTTGGAATTATGCGCACGGTACGGCGAAAAAGATGTTTAAGGTTGACCGCGTGGAATGGTTGTCCGACGGCAATATGCACAAGTTGGTGGCGGCTTTGCAGATTAGTGCGAACCGCAAGAAAAAGGAGAAAACGGGATGAGCTTAAATTGGGAGATGACGGAGCAGGATTTTGAGGATGTGAAACATCTGCTGCCGCATAGTGTGGTGGCGCTGATTACGGTTATCGGGCTGGAGGCGGCGTTTCACATGGTTAAGGTTTGGGGCGGGACGAATTACCCGATTTCCAACCGCCGCCGCAATACGCGCCAGAGCCGTATCTTACACGAGCAACTGGTCGAGGACATCGGCGAAGAAGCGGCGGGACGGTTGGAGCGTGCTTATGTCGGGCAGCCTTTCCTTGCCATCCCGCGCTGCTGGGATGCGATGCGCGAACTTCGCAACCGGTTTATCCGCCGCCAATATGATGCGATGAGCGCGGAAGGTTTGAGCGATTTGTTTATTGTACGCGAGCTGGTGTTGGCGCATAAGCTGTCAACGCGAAATATCCGATACATTCTGAAAGAGGCCGACCGCGAAGCGGCGGCAAGGGCGCAGGCTGATTTGTTTGCGGCATGATGGTTTTGTTTTCCTTGTGTGTTTGAGTAGACCTTTTTTCCCTGCCTTCGGGCAGGGATTTTTTTTGCCTGTATTACGCTGAATGCAAGCCTGACGGGGTTTGGGAGTCGTCTGAAAAGGTTTAATGGGGTTTTCAAACTATCCTTTGTTTTTAAATTATCCATTTGAGGTATGTATGGCTCAACAAAAAGAACTCCCTTGGGTGGCTGAAGCGCGAAAGTATATCGGCCTCGCTGAAGTCCCCGGTAAAAACCACAATCCGACCATTTTGAACTGGCTTCATGGCTTGAAAGCTTGGTGGAAAGACGACGAGACACCGTGGTGCGGCGTGTTCGTCGCTCATTGCCTGCGAATCGGCGGGCGAGACATCCCTAAGGATTGGATGCGCGCCAAAGAATATGCCTTTGCCGGTAAACGGCTTACCAAGCCTGCTTACGGCTGTTTGGTGGTGTTTACACGTCAAGGCGGCGGTCATGTTGGTTTTGTTGTCGGCAAGGACAAGGCGGGCAATCTGTTGGTTTTGGGCGGCAATCAAGGCAACCGCGTCAGCATCGCGGCATTTCCGACGTCCCGCGTGGCTGCGTATGTATGGCCGTCTGTCGGCGGTGCGCCTCTTGACCCCACTCCGGAGCGTTACAACCTGCCATTGGGCGGTGCGGCAATGAGCAGGAGCGAGGCATGAAAAAGGCTTTGATTGCTTTGGCATTGGCGGCATTGAAACCGCAGGTGCCTGAATTTGAGATTAAGCCTACCCGCGTGGGCAATCTGAAACAACATCCGAGCCTGCGCTTGGGTAAATCAGGCGTGGCAGCCGCGAAACGCGCGGCGCGTAAACGTAAGAACCGTCGTTAGTTATGGGACAGGTTGCGTTTTACGAAAAGATGATTGAGCAATGGTCGCGCAAAAGCCGTGAGGCAAGCGAACGGGCAGATTTGGCTGCATTTGAATTTGCGGAGAGCGAACTTGCCAATTATCGGGAAATGCTGAAACGGCATCTGCAAAACGGGAGTGTGAAATAAATATGCGGATTTTCGACATTTTTAAAAACCCTGCGACAGGCAATGTGTCGCACTCGAAGCTGTGGGCAAATATCGCCTGCGCAGCGGGTACGTTCAAATTTGTGATGTTGCCCGACCCGTCGGCAGAAATTTGGGCGGTGTATTTGGGCATCGTGGGCGGCTATGCGGTGGCACGCTCATTGGTAAGCGTCAAACGTCAGGAGGTCGAGAATGACGCTCAAACTGTTGACGAATAAATGGGTGCTGAGTGGCTTGGCTGCCATCTTAGTGCTGATTTTGGTGGCATCGTACAAGCAAGGGTACAAGACGGCATACCAAGAACAGCAGGCAGTCATCGATAAGATGGAAAAAGACAAGTCGGAAGCCTTGCGTCTGTCGGCGCAAAACTACGCACGCGAGCTGGAACAAGCCCGCGAGGAAGCAAAACAATCTGAAGCCAAGGCGCACGCCGTCGGCGTGGCTTTGGCACAAAAACAGGCGGAAGTCAGTCGTCTAAAAACGGAAAACAAAAAGGAAATATCACATGCGCTTACTCAAGACAGTCAAAAAGCAGGCGGTGGTTGTATTGACGGTTTTGGCCATCACGGGCTGCGGCTCTACAACCGCGCCCTCGGCTACGGAAATTAAAGTTGTCGAAAAGGCAGTCATGCCGACACCGCCCGCCGCGTTGATGGTCGCGCCGGTGCGCCCGAATCCTCCGAAAGATGGCAAGACGGCAACGCTGCTTGAGCATGCCGCTGAGTTTGGCGGCTATGTTGCCGAACTTGAAAATCAGAATGCGGCATGGCGAGAGTGGGTGGATAACCACTTGAGCAAAGTCGGCGACTAACAAAAAAGCCCGCGTAGGGCGCGGGCTTAGGGTAAAAGCGGATTTTATACCTCTTTTACAGGGGTCGCGGCGGTAGTGCTTTTCAGCAAATCGACTGCGTGCTGGCAGTTTTGCTTGCTGGTGTAGCCTTCGCCCTGAGCGATGATTTCATGGTTGGCTGCTTTCAAACGCCAACGGTATTCGCCTTTTGCGTCTTTATAGATTTCAAAATACATAAGGTTTCTCCTATGAATGAGTACACGTTTTCTTACCGCTTTGACGGCAAGTCCTGGTCATTGAGCATTTGGGCGGACAGCCCTGAAGAAGCCCGGGCAAAATTTCGGGCTGCACGGGAAAATGCGCAGTATGACGGCGAAGTTGTAACAAAGATTTATACATTTGTAAATATTTCGTGGGTTAAGAAGTTGTACAGACGGATAAAATATTTAATGGGTATCAAAGAATGACCTACCGTGAATTAGTTGAGCGTCAGTTGGCTGTGCGCCATGCCGATTTGGAATTGGGTTTAAGCCGCGCCCGCGAACAAGAGCCGTTTGTCATCCATGTTTCCAATTTGCTGGATAAGGCAGGGTTTGAATATACGGTACGAATGAATAAGGATTTTCAGACGACCTTTAACCTTGAATATCCAAATACAAACTACGACACCTTTAAGCGTGCAGTTTGGCAGACGATTTCGGCGTATTACTGCGTTTGTAACGATGGGGATGGACTCGAAATTTCCAGCAATCGCCCTGACGGCTACTCCGTCCGTATCGTATTCGGCGATGTGCCGGTTTAAGGGGTTTTAAATGGATTTTGAATTTGGTTTTAAAACCCTTTGGCCGATTGCGACGGCGGCGTTTTGGTTTTGGGTCAACGGCATTTCAGGCCGTCTGAAAGAGGCGGATAAGCGCATTGAAGGCCTGAAAGAAGAGCTACACGAAGTCAAGCTCTCTTATCACACCAAGCAGGACGCCCAAGCCGACCGAAAAAATATCGCGGCGTCTTTGGAGCGCATCGAAAACAAACTTGAAAAAATGAATGAAAAATTAGACAGGAAAGCGGACAAATCATGAGCGACCCGATTTTAGAAGCCTTGGCGCGTATCGAAGCCAAACAGGATGACCTGCTCGCCAATCAGGCGCGTATGGACGAGGAATTGCAGCAAATTAAGAAAGACTGCAAGAAATCTGCGGCGGTTTATGGCGGTCTCGGCGGCGTGATTGTAACGACCGGCTGGGAATTGTTGCGAGCCAAGTTCGGAGGCTGATATGGCACACCCGAAAGAAACCCGCGAAAAGCTGCGCCGACTGTACGTCAGCGACGGGCAGACGCTCGAAATCGCGGCGATGATGTGCGAAATCCCGACCGCGACCGCCCGTAGCTGGAAACGCGCCGCCAAAGAGACCGGCGACGATTGGGACAAAGTACGCGCCGCCTACACGCTGGCGGGCGGAGGTATCGAAGACTTGAGCCGTTCGCTGTTGGCGGGTTTTTTGGTGCAATACCAATCGACGATGACGATGTTGCAAGACACATCGGTCGAGGAGCTGATGCCGTCCGAGCGCGCCAAACTGTTGGCGAGCCTGTCCGACGCGTTTACCAAGACGGTGGCGGCGAACGCCAAAGTGATGCCGGAAACGTCGAAACTGGCAACGGCGATTGAGGTGTTGGAATTGTTTGGCGAAGTAGTCAAAGAGCGATACCCGCAGCACTTGCAGGCTTATGTCGAGCTGGTCGAGCCTTTGGGTGTGGAAATTGAAAAGAAATACAGGTAAGCGAAATGCAGAAGGTTGAATACACCCATAAGGGATGGTTTTTATTTTGTCCGATTTGGATTGCGAATTGGGACAGCGAAGTGCCGACAGTTGCGCCGCGTTATAAGCTGGAGCCGTTGTTTTGGCTCGCAGACCAGTTTTTTTACTTTATGTCCGCTATGAACGAAATGAAAACGGGAGAGCCATTGCCCTTTTGTTTCATGGTTAATCAAAAGCCGCTGAAAAAGCCGGTTGTCCACTATTACGAATAAAACATGAAGTCCAAAGAGTTTTTAAAGTCGCTTGCCGAATACGCCGCCCAACTCCGTCAAATCATTGAAGCGGAAGTGGACGGCTTTGATGCGTCGCCGGCAGCCATTGCCGAGCGTCGGTCGAAGGTTTTAGACCCGGTCAACGGTTACGAATATTTCGTGAATACCTACTTCCCGCACTATGTCCGCTCGCCTGAAAAGTCGCTGCTGCACAAGTTTTTATTTTCCCGACTGCCCGAAATCTTGAGGTCGTCTGAAGGCATCAACGAGGCAACCGCCGCCCCGCGCGGCGAGGCGAAATCGACGCTGGTTACGCAACTGTTTACGCTTTGGTGCGTGGTGACGGGGCGAAAGCATTACGCGGTCATCGTGATGGACAGTATCGACCAAGCCTATCCCATGCTGGAGGCCATCAAGGCGGAGCTTGAGTTCAACCCGCGCCTTAAAACCGACTTTTCAGAGGCTTGCGGACAAGGACGCGTTTGGCAGGCGGGTACGGCGGTAACGGCAAACGAAGTCAAAATCCAAGTGGCGGGCAGCGGCAAAAAGTTGCGCGGTCTGCGCCACGGTCCATACCGCCCCGACCTTGCCGTCCTCGATGATATCGAGAACGACGAACAGGTACGCAATCCCGAGCAGCGTGACAAACTCGAAACATGGCTGAAAAAAGCCGTCCTCGCCTTGGGCGGTGCTGGGCAGAAGTTTGACGTGATTTATATCGGCACCATCCTGCACTACGACAGCGTGTTGAACCGCACGTTGAACAACCCGTTTTGGCGCGCGACCAAGTTTAAAGCCATGCTCGAATGGCCCGACCGCATGGATTTGTGGGACAGGTGGGAGGAGCTTTACCGAAACGACGGCGAAGAGGTGGCGCAGGCGTTTTATCTCGCCAACAAAGACGAAATGGAACGCGGCGCGGTCACTTCTTGGGCGGCGCGTGGCGTACTCGCGCTGATGAAAATCCGCGCCCGCGACGGTCATGCGACGTTTGACAGCGAGTACCAAAACGACCCGGTCAGTGGCGAAGATGCGCCGTTTGCCGAAAACATCAAATACTGGTCGGAATTGCCGGACGATTTGGTGTACTACGGCGCGCTCGACCCGTCGTTGGGTAAAGCGGGCGCGGGGCGCGACCCGTCGGCGATTTTGGTCGGCGGTTATCAAAAATCAACGGGGCGTCTGTTTGTAACCGTTGCCCAAGTCAAAAAACGCCTGCCCGATTTGATTATCGAGGACGTGATCCGCATCCAAAAAGAGGCGCGGGTCAAGCCGGTATTGTGGGTGGTGGAGACGGTGCAATTCCAAGAGTTTCTCAAGGACGAGCTGATTAAGCGCGGGGCGCGGTCGGGTGTGCATATCCCCGTGCGCGGTATCAAGCCGTCATCGGACAAGATGTTGCGGATTGAGACCTTACAGCCGCATATGGCAAACGGGCTGATTTTGCTCAACCCCGACCAAAAGACGCTGATCAGCCAGTTGCGCCATTTCCCGAAATCCGACCACGACGACGGACCCGATGCGCTGCATATGCTGTGGATGGCGGCAACAACGGGCAATGTGTCAAACAGGGCGCGTGCGATTGATTTGCCTGCGCCGATGTTGGAGGTTTAAAGATGTGTGATGTGAGAGAACGTATAACCGCTCGTGAAAAAGAGCTGACAGAGGATGTCGAGTACCTCGAGCGTGGTTTGGATAAAGCGATTGCACATCTGCAAGAGGTTGTCTCCTGCTATAAGGCTGGGCGGCTATTAAATCTACATTTTATTGTCGCTGGAATTGAAGGTTTTTTGGCGGCTCGCGGCGAAGAGTATTGATTTTAAGGTCGTCTGAAAACGGTTTCAGACGACCTTTGGAGTAAGAAAATATGTTCGGATTGATTAAAAGCGCAAATCGGAGAACCGCCATCAAGACATTGACGAGCGCGACTGAAGACGCTTTGGAAAGCCTGTTTTCCAACATGGAAGGCACGGACGCGCTGCTTTCGCGCCTCGGTGTGGACAGGCAGCAGGCATTGGATGCGGTAGTAAGCGATGACGAGGTAGCTGCCTGTTTGGAGGATTTGCACGCGGCGATGCTCAACAAACCTTGGCGGATTTACGGCGAGGATTTGGGCGACGAGGATAAAGACCGCCTGTGGAAAACGCTTAAACGCCACCTGCCCGCGCTTGCCGAAATCGTCCTGACGGCGCGTCTGGGCGGATACGGTGTGGGTCGTTATGTCTATCAGCCAGAATCCGACGGCTTTTTGACGATTAAACACATCAGCAATAAAAGCGGCGAATTGGCTAAATATATCCCCTATCGCGACGGCTCGCTGGTGTATCGCGGCAGCGGCGGCGAAGAGGCTTGCAATACGGATGTCCTGTATCTCTTTATTGCCCATCGTGCGACCTCGACCAATCCTGCGGGCGAAATGGCGGCGGCGCGGCTGTATGCGCCGGTTGCCCTGCGTAAAAAAGGCTTTATCTATGCGGCACAATTCATCACGCGCTACGCCCAGCCGTATTTGATTGCCAAAATCCAAGCCAACGGCGAGGATGACCACAACAGCTTCATGAGCCGTTTTTATCGCTTTGTGAGCGGCGGCGCATTAAGCATCGACCGCGAGGACGATGTGATGATGCTGCAAAACAGCGCGGACGGTCAGGCATTCCGACATCTGGAAAACCTCGCCAATGCGCGTATCCAAAAAACGCTGTTGGGCAAGGTCAAAACCAGCGACCTTGAAACCGCCAGCCGCGCGAGCCAAGAGACCGAAGAAAACAACCGCGACGAGCGCATCGGCGCGTACCTTGCCCTTTTGTCCCGCGCCGCGCAGCACTTTATCGATGCGCTCGTGATGGTCAATAACGCCTACGGCAAGACCATCAACGCGCCCAAGGGCGTATGGTTTGAGTTCGAAGATGAAATCAAGGTTGATAAAACCCGCGCCGAACGCGACAAGATGTATATGGATACGGGTCAGCTCGTGTTGACCGAAACCTACTACCGCGACATCTTGGGATTCGAGCCGGAGCATTTCGAGCTGCGCGACCCGAAAACGTCGTCTGAAAACCCCGCGTCCGCCAAATTCAGCCTGCGCCTGTCTGACGGCCTTGCCCATAATGCGCCCGATACGGCGGAGCAGGCAATCGCCCGCCCGAAAATGGAAGCGGTGTTGGCTTTACTGGAAAGCTGCAAAGACTACGCCGAATTTGAGGCAAAGCTGTCCGAGCTTGATTTGAGCAAGGGCGACAATCTCTTGATCCAGCGTTTGGTTTCAGACGGCCTTTCGGCTTGGGCTGACGGAGCGGGCGATGGACGGGATTGAATACAGCTTCGCGGGGCTGGTCGATAAAGCCGCTTTCGCGCATTTCAAGGCTAAGAAAATCCTGCCCGGATTCAGTCATTACGATGTGTGGCTGTATCAACACAGCCTTGCCTTTACCGTCGCCAAGATGATGGACGCGGATATGCTCGCCGAAGTCAAAGACGCCATCGAATCCGCGCAGCAAAACGGCACGGCGTTTGCCGATTTTAAAAAGCGTTTAAAACCGTATTTAATGGCTAAAGGCTGGTGGGGCGAGCAAGTGATGACCGACCCGCTGGACGGCGAGCCGAAATTGGTACAGCTCGGCAGTACGCGCCGTCTGAAAACCATTTTCAACACCAATATGCAGACCGCCTTTGCGGCGGGACAGTGGCAGCGAATACGGGCAAACAAAAAAGCTCTGCCGTATTTGCGCTACAACCATTCCGCCGCCGGGCATCCTCGTGACAGCCATAAACGCTACTACGGCTTAGTTCTACCGGTTGACCACGACATCTGGAAAGTCATCTTTCCACCCAACGGCTACGGCTGCAAATGCTCGGTGTCCGCACTGACCCGTAGGCAGGCGGAGCGTGAGGGCATCAGCGGCGAGCCTGATGTGGATATGGTCGAGTTTACCAATCCGCGCACGGGCAAAACGGTATTGATTCCCGACGACATCACGCCGAGCTTTGCGCATAACCACGGCGACAGGCTGGGCGCAATGGACGCGCTGTTTGGCGAGAAAAACGGCGAAGAGGCGCTGTCCGCCATGATTGCCGAGCGCGAGGCGTGGCTGGACAAGCGGTATAGCGTGCCGTCTGACAAAGTGGCGGTGTTGGCTTTGCCGGACAAGGTATCGGGAAAAGAATTGCGCAGGCTGACAAAAGAGCAGTCTGCCAACAATACCAAAGACCACGAAGCGAGAGCTGCGGCAGCGTGGCAGGCTGAAACGGGAGACAGGCTGGAAGTGTTCGATTTGCCCGTGGAGAAAGGTAAGGGTCAAGCCGATTATCTGATTGTTTCAGACGACCTGCCCCGCGAGGAATGGGTAAAACTGGATTTTATGTTTACCGAAAATCCCGACCGTGCGGAATTGATGAACCGTTATTTTGCACACACCGCCGGGGCGTGGAATACTAAGGTTGAAAAAATTCAGGAGCATTTTGATAAAGCCGATATTGTCCCACTTGATTTACGCCACCTGAATGCGGCAAACCGGCATAAATTGTTGCAGTATGTGTTATCATTGCCGAAAGAACAGCGGGATAAAGTCCGCTTATTGGTAAAAATATCGGAGTAAGTCATGCCGTCTGAACTGTATGTCAGCCGCGAGGTAAAAGTATTTTTAGGCGGGAAAACCGCCCCGTCCGAATTGTTGGACTATCTGTACCCGCGCCTTGCCGAAATTGACAAGGAGGCAGCCGACCAAATGCAGGGCGAGTTTTCGGGCTGCGTGTTTTCGGTTGCGGATTTGTCCGCTGCGGCATTTGCCAATGTGTACGGATGGATACTTGAGGCGGCAGAAAAGTCCGAGTGGATTAAGCCGTACAAGTCCGATTTAAAAGCCGCACTTGACGCTGATCCGAGATTTAAACCTGTATAACCCGAAGGTCGTCTGAAACCGTTTCAGACGACCTTTTTTCATAGTCGCTCAAATTTCGCGTTTTGGCGCGTTTTATCGGTCGGGATAGGCAAAGGTATGTCCGAATGTTTAAAGTCAATCTGACGCAGCCCTAAAAGCCCTCTGAAAACGTTTTTTAAACCGCCGCCGTCTGCATTTTTGGATATGCCCTAAATTTGCGATTTTAGGCGGGTCGGATGCCAAAGATAGGCAAACCCCCGCCAGAGTCTTAAAAATCAATCTGACACGATTCTAAAGCGGTTTTAAAGTGGGTATTTTCATATTTTACGCATGAGGATTTTCAAAGGTCGTCTGAAACCTGAAATACGGTTTTAGGCGGCCTTTTGCATTTCGGACGGCGAAGTGAAGTCATGCCGCCGTCTGTTTGCCGTCATGCGTTGCACAATGGCGGCTATGAATACGAAAACATCACCCCTCAATATCAAATTGTCCGCCGCGCTGCCGGTTGCCTTGGCGACCCGTGCGGATGATGTGCGCACCTTTAAAGGCGTCGCCAATTCGGGCAAGCCGTTCGGCTACGGCGGTTATCAGACCGTCGTCGATTTGGCGGAGCTGTCGCACAAAGCGTCCGTCCCCGTCCTGCTGGAGCATTCGCCGCTGAAAATGGCGGGCGTGTGCAGCCTGTCGGTAACGGCGGACGGTCTGATTGCCGAGGGCAGTCTGTTGTCCAACGAGTTTGGCACGCAGATTGCCGAAGCCGCCGACCAAGGTTTTCCTTGGGAAATGTCGGTTTTCGCGCAGGCGGAATCCTACGAGGAGCTGGCGGCGGGCGCGGTATTGTCCGTCAACGGCAACGAGGTAACGGGTCCTGCGGTGATTTTGCGCCGCTGCACCATCCGCGAGGTGTCGTTTACCGCCGTCGGCGTGGACAGTGAAACGGAGGCGGTGGTGTTGTCGGACGGCAGCCCCTTGCCGGATATTTTTAAACAACCTTTGGAGTTATCCATGACACCCGAAGAAAAGAAAGCGTTTGACGACCTGAAAGCGGAAGTCGATACGCTCAAGGCTGAAAAAGCCGAAGTCGAGAAAAAGCTGAAAGAAGCCGAGGCGACCGCCAAGAAAAACCAAGTCAAGGCGAAATTGTCCGCCGCGGGCTTCAAGGAAGGCGCAGACGGCAAGTTTGAAGGCTTGTCCGACGCGACTATGACCGTGCTTTTGTCTGCCGATATTGCGGCGGCTGAAGCCATGATTGCCGATTTGGCGCCGAAAGCAGCACCGTCTGTCGTGCCGCCCGCACTGTTGAGCGAAGGCGCAGGCAAAGGCGAATCCGAACACACCGGCGAGGCGGAGGGCAAGTTCTCCGTCGCCAGCCACAAAGGCTTATTGGGAGGCTCTTATGTCTAAAGTCAAAACCGAAATCTTAGGCCCTGCTATTTCCGACTTTTTGAAATACGAAGCCACGCCGCAGACCCGCGTTGCCGTTGCCGCCGATGCCGGCACAAAGGCGGGCAAGTTTGTCGAGTACCCGCTGCGCGGCAAAAAGCTGGTGGCGCTGACCGACGAAGCCGACGGCAAAGTCATCGTCCAACCGCTCAACTGCGTCATCGACCTGTCAAAAGTCGCCGATGCGGATGTCAAAGCGGCTACCACCGGCAAAACCTTGGACGCGCTAAAAAAAGAAGGCGACGCATACGGCATCGTTTACCAAGGCACACCCGCCGCCTGATTTCAGACGACCTTTAAACCCGATTTAAAAAGGACACATCATGCCTTTATCCGATAACAGCAAGTTTGGCGTGCAGGCTTTGACCACCGCCGTCAACAAAATCGACCCGGGCGCAAGCCAAATCCGCGAGCTGGGCATCTTCGAACCCGAATATCTGACCACTACTTATGCCGACATTGAGTTCCAAGACGGCAAAGTCAGCTTGGTCGCCAGCAAAGAGCGCGGCACATCCGGTCAGGCGGTGGACAGCCCGAAACGCACCGTGCGCACCGTCAAAATCCCGCACCTGCCGATTCATGACGTCATCCGCGCCGACGACGTGCAAAACCTGCGTGCTTTCGGCACGACCCAAGCCGCAACCGTCATGGACAAGGTGAATGAAAAACTCGCCGGCGGCAAATCCGACCTTGAATACACCCGCGAACACCTCATGCTCGGCGCGTTGCAAGGCAAAATTTTGGATGCGGACGGCAGCGTGATTTTGGACATCAACACCGATTTCGGCGTTACACGCAAAACGCAAAATATCGAATTGTCCAAAGACACGACCGAAGTCGGCTCGGTATTGGACAAGCTCTTGTCCGAGCAACGCCAAAAATTCGCCGGTGCGCAAGTGCGCGGCTGGGTGGTGTATTGCGGCATCGATTTCCTGAACGCGCTCAAAAAGCATAAATCCATCTTCGAAGTGTACAAACGCTACGACGAGGCACGCGCCTACCGCGAAGGCGATACGCTCAATCCGACCGAATTTGTCCACAAAGGCATCCGCTTTGTCGAGTATGCCAACCATTTCGGCAGCGATGCTGACATTGCGGCAGACAAAGCGATTCTGCTGCCTGTTGGCCGCAACCTCTACAAAGAGTATTTCGCGCCTGCCGACATGAACGCGACCGTCAACACCCGCGCCCTGCCGTATTACGCCAGCCGCGAGAAATTGCAGCACGACAAAGGCTGGAGCCTGCATGTCCAGTCCAACCCGCTGCCGATTGCGCTGCGTCCCGAGTTGTTGGCAACGCTGACCATGTCTTAAACGGATTTCAGACGACCTTTAGGGCAAGTTTAAAGGTCGTCTGAAAACGGAGGGCGGCATGATTACCATCCAAGACATGATGACCCGCTTCGGCGAGCAGGAAATGGCGGAGCGGTCGAACCATGAAAACTACGAAACCATAGACGAAGCGGTGATGGCGGCGGCGATTGCGGACGCGGAAGAGGAAGCGGCAAGCTACCTCCGGGCGGCGAAACTGTTTTTTACCGACGACACCGCGCCGCAGGTTTTAAAAATCAAAGTCTGCGACATCGCCCGCTACTACCTCTACGACGACGCGGTAACGGGAATTGTCGAAGAGCGTTATCAGTCGGCGGTCGCTTGGCTGAAGATGGTCGTCAAAAATCCGAATATGTTGGACGAGAGCCGCGTATCGGATGACCGCAGGCCGTCAACGTGTGCCGTTTATGTCAATGCCGAAACCGATTTGCGGGAATGGCTGAAGGATTAAGCGATGCGGATTACGGTATCACACAATTTATCGCGCATCGCCCAAAGCCTGGGCCGTCTGTCGGGCAAATTGACGGGCAGCCTTGAAGAACCTTTGCGCGCCATCGGCGGCATGCTCGAAAGAACCACCAAAGACCGTATCCGTGAAACCAAAACCGCGCCCGACGGCAAACGCTGGGCGGACGTATCTCCCGCTACGGCGGCAGCCAAAAACGGTCGCAGCGGGATTTTGGTGGACCACGGCAACCTCTTGGCAAGCATTACGCACGAGGCATCGGCAAAAAGCGTGATTACCGGCTCAATCATGGGCTACTCGGTTTATGTGCAGGAAGGCACGAAAAACATGCCGGCGCGTCCGTTTTTGGGCTTGTCTTCGCAAGATTATCAGGACATCGACGAATTGATGTCCGATTGGCTGGAAGGATTGATTGTCTGATATGGCTTTAAAACAGCATGAAAACTTATTGGCGGTCTATCCCGAAATCCTAGGTCGTCTGAAAACCGTCAAAGGTATCAAGGCGGTCAAGGAAATCGGCGAACTTGCCGAGCTGCTCGCCCAAGGCACGGCGAAGCGCAAAGCCGCCCCGCTGGACGGCGCGGTCTATGTCGTTTACGGCGGTTCGACCTTTGCCGACGAGGCGAAAAACGGCAAATACCTGAAGTCGACACTGCACTTTACCTTCGTCCTCGCGCGCAGCTATACCGCCAACGGCAAATCTACGCTGTACGAGGTCGGCGAGACCCTGACGGCAATCCAACGGGCGTTTTCAGGCTGGGACGCGGGCGACGAATATGCCGTTACCCCCTTCCGCCGCATCGCCTCGCCATCCATCGAATACAACGACGGCTTTGCTTTTTATCCCATTTCATTCGCCTGCGACACCGTGCAGGCGGCAAACTAAAGGAGCTGCCACATGGCAAAACAAAACGACCACGGCTTAATCTTTGAGGGCGACGTCAAGGTACGCAACCTCAATCAGAAAGGCTCGGGCTTTATCGAAATCGGCAATACCACCGCCCTGACCACGCAGACCAGCGTGGAAACCAAAGAGCGCGTATCCAAGCAAAAAGGCACTTACGGCAGCGCACTCGACAGCCTGAAAACCGTCAAGCCCACCGAAATCGGCCTGAAACTCGACACCTTCGACAAAGACAACCTCGCGCTTGCCCTGATGGGCGAAGCCGCCGTCATCGCGGCTACGGCGGAGACCGTTACCGGCGAGACCGTGGCCATCGGCAAAAAAGGCATGGCGTACAAACTGGCAAACGGCAACATCGACCCGGCTACCGTCAAAGTCAAAAACAAGTCAAACGCCAATGTTGATGCCAAGCATTTGGACATCAATGCCACCTTGGGCATGATTACCATCCTGCCGGTCGCAGATACCGTCAACGACGGCGAAAACATCACCGTCGACTACAAAACCCGCGATTCCGGCGGCTATAAAGTGTCCGCAGCTACCTTGTCCCGCTTGGATTTGGAAATCTACGTCGACGGCCGCAACCGCGTTACCGGCGAGACCGGCATTCTGCACATCCCCCATGCCGTACTGGCGGCGGACGGCAGTATCGACTGGTTCGGCGACGACTTCAACGAAGCCGAATTTAAAGGCACGGCAGTGTTGGCTTCGGGCGAGACCTCGACCTATTCCTTCACGTCGTACAACAACTAAAGATTCGGGCGGCTTATGCGGATTGGCGGGTTCGCCGGTCTGGTCGTCCGATAAACGGCAAAAAGGTCGTCTGAAACGGGCTTCTGCGTGTAGGCGCAGCGGCGTGGAGTTTCAGACGACCTTTTTTTAAACGGGTTTTAAAACAGATTAGAACCGATACAGGGCTGATTTAATCAGGTATCCGCTGACGGCCATAAAGGCGAAAAATTCCAGCAGTTTCATGTCGCGGATGTGCGCCAACATATCGAAACCGAGATACAGCGCGGCGAAACCGAAGAATGCGCCGACGGCGAAAAGTATGGTTAGAGCGAGGGTTTTCATGATTTTCGAACCATTCGTGTAGAAAGTATGGATAAGTCGCACGGGAAAAATGGAGGTAGCTTTGGGAGTTTGTAATGTTCGGAAAATAGAACAAGCATTTTTTCATCGATCAAGTCTGCCTGCGAAACGTATGTTTCCCAGCTAAGGTTTCTCGTCAATTTGACTTTGGCTTCTGCTGCAATTCTAAGGTTTGATGCCCGCGAAGAAGCAGCCTGTAAAAGGATTCGGTACTTATTTCTAGGATTTGGTGTTTCAAATTTTCTCCACCCTTCCTTACGGGCTATTTCTTGGCATTTTTCCAATTTCTTCCATGTGAAATTTTCGTTATTCCGAAGCGTGCAGATATGGTCTGCTGCAGTTTGGGGAGTAGGAAAGGTGCACAGTACGTCATAAATTTGGTCGACATCAAACAGTGCGGACAATCTGTTTTCTGAAAGAATCTGGCGGATTGCCTGTTTGTAGTAGGGTTGCAAATGTTTCATATGCTGACTGTAAGTAAGATTATTTATTTTAAATAGCAAAGGTATCAAAATAATGGCGAATATTCAAGCAGGTTTAGAGATTAAAGCAGGCGTGTCCGGTGCCGAAAACATCGACGCGCTGGCACAGTCCATCGAGGCGGCGGGCATTGATACGGGCAAACTGACGGAAGAAGCGAAAGAGCTGGGCGCGACGCTGGCGAAAGCCCAAGCGCAACAGGCGGCGATTGCGGAATATAAGGCTTTGTCGGCGGAATTGGACAACACCGCCAAAGAAATGCGCGCGCTGGACGAGCTGACCGCGACGTTGGAGAAATCCATGCGCGGCGGCGGTACGCAGCAACAGCAAGCGGATTTGGCGAAACTGCGTGCCGAATCCGAACGGTTGGCAAGAAGCGAAACCGAGCTGACAGGCAAGCTGTATGCCGCCCGCGATGCGATGTCGGTGTCGGGCGTATCCGTCAAAAACCTTGCCGCCGAAGAGGCACGCCTGTCGTCCGAATCCGCAGCCGCAACGGCACAGCTAGACCGCCTGACTGCCGAGGCGCAAACCCTAAAAGCCATCGCCGATGCCAAAATCCAGCTCGGTATCGATACCGACGACAAGGCGCGTCAGGAAATCCAAAAGACCAAAGACGCTTACGAACTGCTCAAAGACAGCGGCACGCTCTCGCATGAGGAGCTGGCGCGTGCGGCGCAGTTGCAAGAAGGCAAGGTGCGCGAGCTCGAAGCCAGCCTGAAAGGCGTGAAGCCGTCTATTGCCGAGGTTGCTTCGGAGATTCAGGGCTTGGTCGGCGGTGCGGGCGGCTTGGCGTTTGCCACCCGCGAGGCAATGAAGTTTGAAACCGCGATGGCGGGCGTGCGAAAAGTCGCCGACGGCACGGACGAGCAATACGCCAAGCTTTCAGAGGAGCTGAAGAAAATGGGCGCGGAATTGGGCATTTCCGCCGCCGAAATGGCAGAGCTTGCCGCAGCGGGCGGGCAGCTTGGCATCCCGATTGAGAAATTGTCGGAATTTACCGCCATCGCGTCCAAAATGTCGGTTGCCTTCGGTTTGAGCGCGGAAGAGGCAGGCAATGCCGCCGCGACTATTGCCAACGTGTTCCAAATCCCAATCGGCGAAGTGGAAAAACTCGGCGACGCCATCAACGTTTTGGGCAACAATACCGCCGCTCGTGAAAAAGACATTGTTGCGGCGATGGCGCGTATCGGCGGTACGGCGAAACAGTTCGGACTTGCCGCCGACGAAGCCGCCGCGCTTGCCGACGCCTTTATCGCCTTGGGCAAACCGCCCGAAGTGGCGGCTACCGCCATCAATGCGCTGTTGCAAAAGCTGCAAACCGCACAAAATCAGGGTAAGGGTTTCCAAGACGCGCTCGCGTCCATCGGTACGTCCGCCGACGAGATGGCGGCAAACATCGCCGCGAATCCGCAACAGGCTCTGACCGAGTTCTTGCATAAACTCGAAGGCTTGGACAAACAAAGCCGCGCCCTGACACTCTCGCAACTCTTCGGTACCGAGTACAGCGACGACATTGCCCTCTTGGTCGGCTCGCTCGGCGAATATGAAAAGGCTTTGGGATTGGTTGCCGACAAGGGACAGGTCGTCGGCGCGATGCAAAAAGAAGTGGCAAACGCCATGTCCACCAGCGAGGCGCAGATTGCCAAAGCCAAGCAGGAAATCGTCAACGTTGCCATCGAAGTCGGCGAAAAGTTGCTGCCTTTGGTGTCTTTGTTGGCAAGTACGGTGGGCGGCGTTGCCGGTGCGGTCGGCACAATTACCGAAGAGTTCCCCGTTTTGACGCAGCTTGCCGCGCTGTTTGCAGCAGGCGCGGTTGCCGTCAAGGCTTATGAGGCGGCTGTCCGCCTGACGGGCGGCGCGGTATCGGCATCGTTTGCGACCCAGCGTGTCGGGATTGAAGCTACCAAAGCATCCCTCCTATCGACCACTGCCGCTGCCCGAGAGCTGGGCGTCGCGCTCAAATCTGCCGCGGCCGGTAACGGCTTTGGTAACGGAGCGGCTGCTGCGGGTGTGTTGGCGCAAAACCTTAAACTGGCGGCGGCCAATGCGGGATTGTTGTTTGTGGCATTTGAGGCGGGGCAGGCGGTCGGCTCTTGGTTGCGTGAAAACACCGATTGGGCAAAACTTTTCGGAGACAACCTTGCCCGTATCCCTGCCATCATAGACAGCCTGTTTACTACGGGCGGACTGGACAAATACCGCGAACATTTCAAAACCGAAGCCCAAATCAAGCGCGAGTTGGCCGAAGCAGATAAAAAGGCGCAAGAAGCCGCCGAAAAAGCCGCAGCCGCCAAAGCCAAAGCCGCTGAAGAAGAGGCAGCCGCCGTCAAAGCCCTGCAAGCCGAATATCGTGCTTCCGCTGCCGAGCAGGCGGCGTTGGAGCGCAGCATGGCCGCCTTGCGTGCCGACGGGCGCGAAAGCGGCGACTTTTATAGCGAGCTGGCGGTTAAGCTGGAAAACGTGCGCGATAAAACCGCCGAACTGAAAGCCGAGCTGGATAAGAAAAACATCAAAATCAGCGCGGACACGGGCGAACTTGCCGAAGCGCAGAAAGCCCTCGAATCTTTGGGGCTGACGGCTGAAGAAGTAACCACCGGCATGAGCAAAAAAGCGGCGGAAGGGATTGCCAACTTTTCCACCGCCGCCGCCAAGTTCGGCAACGATGCCGAGCAGATGTCGCGCTTGTTTCAGGCGGCGTTAAAGCAGATGGACAGCCCCGAGGCGGTCGAAAAACTGAAAGCCGCCTTGGAGGACGCGGGCAAGCAGGCAGGCATGACCGCCGAGGAAATCAAAAAAATCGGCGATGCCGCGCCCGTCGCGTCCGATAAGGTTGCCGACGCCTTTGCCAAAATCGGCGTGGACAGCAAAGCCGTAATGACAGGTATCAGCAGCGACGCACGTCAGGCGTTTGCCGACTTTAAGGACGCGTCCGAACAGGCGGCAGCAGCGGGTCAGAAAGATGCCAAGCTGATGCAGGCGGCGTTTGAGCAGATGATGGGCAAACTCAAAAGCAAGGAAGAATTTGCCGAGTTCCAAAACCAACTCAAAGCCAGCGGCGACGCGGCACTGTTGACACAGGAGCAGCTTGCCAAAATCGGCGAAGCGGCTGAAGGCAGTGCCAAAAAAGGCGGATCGGCTTACAGCAGTTTCTACGACGCCGCCGAAGAAACCATCAGGAAAGCAGAAGAAGCAGAGAAGAAGGCGACTGATTCAGCAGAACAGCACAGGTCGAAAGTTTCCGAAGTTTCCAAAGAGTACAACAATCTTAGCGAAGCGATGAAATCCGCCGCCAACGGTGCAGATTTCACCGAAATTTCCGTCAAAGCCAAAGAAGCGATGGAAAGCGGCGCAATCAGCGGCAAGCAGTACCAGCAGATTGTCGAACAAATCAAACAAAAAACGGACGAAATGAACGGCTCGACCCGGGCGTTTGGAGACACTGCGAAATCGTCTTACGGGCAGGCATCCAAAGCCGTTACCGACTACGGCTACCGGCTCAGTCAGACGGGCGGCTACGTCAAGTTCAACAATGAGCAGCTCGAATTGATGAACCAAAAATTCAGGGGCGTCAAAATCGGCATGGAAGCGACGCTGCAAATCGGGCGGATGAAGGACTACACCCAGCAGATTTACCTTGCCAACTCCGCCATGCAGCGGTTGAGCGACGCAACGGCGCAGGGTGCGTTGACGCAGGGTGTCCTGAACGATGCCGCCAATGCGGCCGCCCGTGCCGCAGACAAGCTGGGCAACACCGAGCTGACCAAGTTTCGTAATGCCATTGCCGACGCGCAACGCCGTCTGAACGCGCTGCGTCAAGAGGCAAGCGACGCGACGCGCGCCCTTGAAGCCGAACTCGCCGAACTCAACGGCAACGCCGAAGCAGGCTACGCTTTGCAGCAGGAGAAAAAGCTGCGCGAATTGAATCAGAAGCTGGCAAACGCCAAGCAACTGGGACAGGGAGACATCGCCCGCGAATACCAGCGTCAAATCGAGCTGCAACAGCAGATTTACGACCGCCAACGCAACAAACGCGCCGAATCAGCCGCGCAGGAACGCGCCCGCAGCCAAAACACGGCAAGCGGCAGCAACAACGCGGCACGCCAGTTGCAGCAAATCAGCAATCCGCAGGTCAACGTCAATACAGACGAGCTTAACCGCCTTTTGGCGCAACGCGACGAAGCCGTCGCCAGCAGGGCAGTCGGCAGCCTGATGACGCAACTGGAAAACTCGTTCAAGCGGACGAGTTAAATCAGACGGTAAATACAAACCCGACTGCAACCATGCCAAGCCCCGATTTTCG